GACTAATGAACTTTGCGGCACGAATTGTATGTACGACACGCTCAGGAGTTGCATCATCAACTTCAATACCCTCTACACTAAACAAAATATAGGGCAATGCCGCTTCAACATTGTCTCGCTCAATCCAGCCTTTGTGAATCATGTAAACAATCTGTCCAAGCATCTTACCATTAGTTGTGTGCCAGCCATCGTCAACAGTGATAACTTCATCACCACTAATAAGTGTCACACCCAAAGCATTTTCTTTATCAGGTGTATAATTAATTGCAATTTTAAACACCTTATCTTGACTAGTAGGACGTTGAACATTAAGTGCAATAGCAAGTGCCTTAGCATATGCCATTCCTGTTACTTTTTTAATTTTGTAAACAGTGCCGTCTACTGTAACAACGTCAGTTCGCTTTGAGAAACTTGGGGGATTATCAGAAACAAATTGTTTTACATCTTCAAAGGAAGTAATTCCTAATCCTTGGAAGTAGTTATCCCAATTTTCAATTAGTTTGTCGTAATCGTCTTGGTCAACTGTTCGCTTCAGAGTACCATCCATAGAACCTATGAATGAGTTCACTGAGTGCTGGGCGGCCTGCGCCGCTGAAACCAACGTTTGCCCTGGAAAAAGTTTCTTCCACACGAAACGTGATGATCCTGATTTTTTCGACATCTTTTACTCCTTTGAGACTTTCTTTCTCTATAACATTTTTGGTGTGTTGTTGAATTAAACTAATGAAGTGGTGTCCTTGCAAACATAACCATTCACTATTCTCATTTTCGTCCCCACCACCAATCTCTTGAGGACGTATATGATTACTTTCTAAAATCTGTTGTTGAAATTTATTCCCATTACAACATTCAAAACCATACTTACCATCTGAATTGTTACATACTTTCTTATCTGTATTTTGATTTCTGTAACCTTTATTATATTTTTGGTCATAGTGATAACCGCACATACCTCTAGCACTGCTATCACTATAACATGTTTCTACTTTGCAGAGACGGAGTTTTCCATTGACAATTTTTTCACCAGTACTCTCATCGAGAACAATGATGTCATCATCTTGATCTTCAAACTGCCACATCTACAATCTCCATTGCCTTACTATATAAAGGATGATCCTTTACAAGTGTTAAACTATCGAGCAATGCTCTTAGTTCAGGTATATATACTTTAGCAAAACTAGGATCGTTTGTCAAGATATCTTTTCCGTTGCTAATCATGTCAGCCAACTTAATAACTTGAACTTCCTTTGGACCTCTGGCAACATGTGCTCTGTCCATTGCTTTTCGTACTGCACGATTACCATCTTCAGGACGACTTATATCTGTAAGAAACCACACAAAGTGAGTTACATCGTCTCCAAATCTAGAACGTATGTCCTCAAACGTTGTTGGTGTATCTTCTACAGTATCATGCAATAAAGCGGCCGCAATCATTTCATCAGTACCACCATGCTCTGCAACAATACTAGCAACTTCTTGGACATGAGTTACATAGGGCAAGCCAGTGTATTTTCTGACTTGACCTCCATGTGCCTCTGTTGCGAATTGTAATACTTGATCCAACATACAAACCCTTATTTCAAGTAAAGCGGACCAGTCCATTGGATCATGTAACCGCCATCAATAATGTTACCCCTTGCCGCATTACGGGCTGGAGCATTCCAACCTGCCGCTTTCAGGATATCACCTTTTTTAAATTTTTTGTCGTTATCTGTATTAACAACAAAACCCCATACAGATCCACCCTCGTTAAAGATTTTAACGTATTTGCTACCTTCTTTATAAGTAACACCGTTTTTAAACTTAGCAAACATGTCTTTCTTAACTTGACTCTTTTCAGTTTCGCCAGCGGCAACCGAACAACGTTCTTGCCAGTTAGCATAATCGTTAACGATATCATTAATAAGTGTTTCAATTTGTTTTTGCATGTTCAACTCCAACGTTTTTTTAACTTACTCTTATATACTACAGTAAGATGCCTTACTTGTCAACACTTTTTTTACATTTTTTCGAAAAAAGTTACAACTTTTTTCACTACTATATCTAACTTTAGGCGATCTTTCCCTTTACCAGATTGATTTGTTAAACAAGCACTGCGAGATTGTCGTTTACTTATACCAGTTCCGTCTAAAAACTTCATACTACCATCTGGATAACGTATAATAGGATTATCTGTACAACCGTTCTGTGCTTTGCCATCTACAATACCCTCATCAGTACTAAAGAAGTGATTAACCTTAGGTATAATTTCAAATGTAACGTTATTATTTGCCTTAATTAACATATTTGCATAAAATTTACAAGCTCTAGGTGAATAATGGTCTTTCTCACCTTTGAATATAGCAATAGGGTAATCAAACTTTACTGGCTCACTAAATCGGTTACACCCAGGAGCGGCGCCTGCTACTGCTTTCCATGGTTGTTTCTTATATGTTAAACGTGCATCATTTACAGACATTGTTTGACCAGCACCATAACTAAATCCTGTAAGATAAAAATCTGTATAGTTAGGATTTTGTTCTAATATGCTTTTAATTTTAACTGCCATGCGCCAAGCGGCAGGAAACATTGTTTTATTATGCGGTTGTAAATTAGATTGATAAAATGCATCAATGGCAACAACTGCAAAGCCACGTTTGTTGCCTTCCTTAATAATGCGAGTTGTGTATTCGTCAGTACGAGCAACACCATTAGATAGATATTGTCCATCTCGACTACTGCCGTGTAAACTAATAATTACTGGAACAGGATCGCTTATATTTGGCGAATAAACTTCATAAGCAAACTTCATTCCGCGAACATTGTCTTGTATAGTTTCTGCTTGTGCAGAATAGGCAAAGGTAGCGATTGCTACTAGAATATAACGTAACATTTAGATTACTCCACCCAAACGTGATAATATTTGCCAGGCAATTTTTCACAACTAAAGTTGTCATCTTTGTAATTAACAACTTTTACACAATCTTGAGTTGAATAACTAAAGTGTACATCAGGAAGGGCCGCTGCATTATCAATGGCCATAACCAAACCACCTACTACACTGGTCATCATTACAACAGTAAGAGTAATTGAAAAAATCTTCATAAACTTGACTCCTTTTTTAACTTACTCTTATATATTACAGTAAGATGCCTTACTTGTCAACAAAAAAGTGCAGAAAAGTTTCCTGCACTTTCAATAGGTTATAAATCTTTTGATTAATTTCTAGGTTCTTCTTGTCTTACTTTTGGTTTGTTTTTTGGATTTGCCTTAATAAAGTCGCTTGTCTGTTCCCAATAGATACTACTACTTTGACTATTGTGTCCGTTCTTTGTTTCTTTAAACTTCCCTTCAACATCCACTCCCATTTCTTTTATACGTTCGAGTACTGCCATTTTTTGTGCGTTTTCTTCTGTCCATGGGATAATGTAATACGTTGGAATATTCTCGCCTTCTTTTTTTGCTAAAAACATTATTTCAGGCTTCTGTTTATAGATATAGATTATTTCTATCCTCTCATCAATTGGATATCCTTTTATTGGTGTACCTTGAAGTTCTAATATTACCTTCCATGTAAATAAACTCATTACTAACATACTCGGCACAAGTAAAAATACTAATAACCTATTTGTTCTACTAACAATTAATGAATAAACACTAATCGCCGCTAGTATAAACAAACCTACTATATAACTTGTTATCATGGTATTGACCTCTGATGTTCTAAGTCTGTTCTGCCTTCACCAGGCGGCCGTTTGGCAGCAAACTTTTCATTATGTTTGAATACATTACTAACATTACCTTCTTTATCAACAGTAAATCCTGGTAATGCGAATGTTTGGCCCTGGGTTGTGGCCACACCAGTCCATATAAAATGTTCTTTATACGGATTTACATCTATATAGGTTACTTTTATAGGAGTAGGTTCATTTTTAGATTTATTATACACATGCACGTTAACTAAAACATCTCCTGGAAGTATGCCTCGCATTGAAGCCACTTCTCTATTGTTTTTTAGAATAACAAGCATGCCATCTAATCTGACTTGGTCATTTGCATGTCCTAAATCATCTCTATCTAAATGCCAAAAACCAACATCTCTTGATTTGAAACTAATAGGAATACCATCAACATTTTCTGGTAATACCCATAAGTCTATATCATCAGCAGACTCATCGTCCCATTCAAGTATAATCATTATTTCTGCTTTTGTTGGAATATCTTCTTTTTTAGTAATTGGATTAATCATAAGAAATGCTATTATGAATAGCATAACAAAGCCAATCAAAACATTAAAAAGCATATCAATATAAGCAAGGTTACTACTGTATCTGCGTTTCATCTTTATCAGCCAATACTAGTTGCATACGAAGGAACAAACTAGCAATCAATCCAGCCAATGTTGTTAACAACGCCGTACTCATTCCTGTTGCCATATCACCGATAACAGCCTTCATTTGTTGTGTATCACTAGGATCAATTTCACCTAGACTACCACCCAACATGATAATAAATCCTGTTACAGTTCCAATCATACCCAGTGTCATACAACTATCGGCTGTAAACCACTGCATTTCTTTTGTTTCTTGCTTTTTCCAAACAGTCCAAGCAATGCTTAGACTTGTTATAAGCCATACGCCAACGATGAAAAAACTAATATAAGTTTTATCGTTTTCATATAGATATTGTCCACCCTCAAAGTAGAAAACAATACCTAGTGCGATAGTTTGAACTACAAAGGCAAACCACCATTTTAAAAATTTAGTAGACATTTTTGGATTCCTCTAACTAATATTTATCTTAGATAGTAAATCATGAATCGTTTCACAATCAGAAAATTCTAATGATATACTTTCATTATACTTTTTAATAGCGGCTATAAATGCAACTTGGCACAATATATTCCAACGTAAAGAAGTAAGAGTTGTATCTAAGAATACACCATCTACCTTAAGCAAGTACTTTGCTATACTTTCAATAATATCCTTATATTTTAATGGTAGTGGTTCGGTCCCTATTCCGTGTATAATATCTAATTTTGATTCATTATGATAATCAATAAATTTACCTAAATTAGGAGTTATACCCAACTGGCTACATGTGTGGGTGTATATATCACACGCTTCCCCATTTGACTGCAAGTGTAGCATTGCTAGATCAAATATAATCATACCATCTGACGTTTGACTTTTTGCTATTTTTTGCTCTGCTTTATGCATAAAAATATCAATCTCAGATAATAGTTTTGTGAAAATTACAGGATAATTTTTTCCTAATAATTTCCAGGGATCAATAACTGTATCTTGTAATAATGTTTTAATAATAAACCAAGGCTCATTATAAACTCTATCCCACATTTCATCCTGCGGAACTTTTGCAAATTCATCGTATTTTTCTCTGAGTACTTCAATAACCTTTAGCACAATATTATCTGTGTCATTAAAATAGATAATTTCGTAATCAGCAAGTTGATTGTTTACTTCCTCATCAAACTTTTTTAAACTAAAATTTTCATTAAATGGTTCTAAATCATATTCTTCTGATATTAAACCAACCAAATCTAAATATGTTCTGTTTACAAAGGTAGCAATATAGTTGGTTGCAGAAATATCCCAACTCATCATATAATTCATCTTATCTTGCAACAGTAATTTTTTATCTGATGCTTCTAATAAGTTCAGTTCCGTTTTAATATGGTCAATACCTTGTTTCCATATATCTTCATCTTGTAAACGTTTTTTTGTATGAAATGATAAACCGATAGTTTCTGCGAACGGAAAAAAACTATAGGGCACCAATTCAACATTAGGACTTAGCGATATAATTTTATCCGCTAACTCATTATTTCCAATCGTGTTTCCTACTAGGTATTTTCTATCATATATCAATTCAGAGCCCGTGCTATTTCAATCATAGTTGCAGACAAATTAATTTCTACGTCTGCTACCTGTGTATGTTTTACCAACCCATTACGAATAGCCAATACACATTCATCATAATGAGCATCAGTATCAGTATACAAATCAAGATTACGGTAAAGCCATGTATAGATGTCGTTGTACTCATCAGTTCTCGCCTTTGCAACAATTAGTTTTCTTGCTTCTGCAATTTTTTTATTCTTAAATAGTTCAACCATTTGCATACGCCACTCAGCACTTGCACCTTCATCATCAGGCTTTGCAAGAGTACCGTCTACAATACACATTTGTACACTATTGATAGTTTTACGCAAATCGGGATAGTTTGCTCTAACCATAGCATCAAGTGTTTCAATATCAAACTTTACTTCATTGTCCGCTAGAATTTCACCTACTCTAACTGTAAAGTCTGTCTGATCTAGTTGTTCAATATGAAAGCCTTGACATCTACTATGTAGTGCAGGAATAATCATATTAGGATAATTACAAGTTAGGATAAACCTCACACTTGCATGATACTGTTCCATAACACCACGTAAGGCCGCTTGCCCTTCTGGACTAATATGATCTGCCTCATCCAGCAGAATAATTTTGAAATCACCCCATGGCATTGTTTCACTAAAAGCACTAATCTTTTTACGAATCATCTCAACGCCATTGTCTCGACTTGCGTTGATATAAAGTACATCTGCTTTTTCAACATTTAATTCGTTGATTAGAACCTTTGCTAGTGTAGTTTTACCTGTGCCAGGACTACCACTAAACAACAGATGTGGGATACCACCATCCGTAATCCAGTTTTGCACTTGCTTTCGTTGTGCTACGTCTTTAAACACATAGTCAGTTATGCGTTCAGGACGATATTTTTCTACCCAAAGTTCTTTAGCCATTTATTATCTCCATAGTGTGCCATTATTATGCTTTTCAATTACTTCTTCCCAAGGCAAATATAAATTTACCTGAAATGCTATTCTATCAGAAGTATTCACAGGTACTCCATGATGAATCTTAGCATTTATTATAGTAGCACAGGTATATTCATGTGTAAAGATTTCTTTTTCACCTTCAAAGAATACAACAGGACTTGGTTCATCAGTTAGTGAAAACATACAAACTGCGGTTCTACCAGGGTCAATATGCGTTGGCATATAACCTCCTGCTAATACTTTAGTAAATTTACTATCTGTCCTACAATTAAATCGTGCTTCTACTTCTTTTGCCAATGGTATATCAAATTCCATCATATCCCACATTAACGCCTCTGATGCAGTATCAAAATCATGTAATTTGTTATACAATAAATTGGCTATATAATTTGGATGTCCATCTTGTTCAATGAACAATGCCTTTTTAGGATATACAAAGTTAGGAAGTTCTATTATGTATTTTTCCATTTTAATTCCATGCGAATTTTGGATAAGTTAAATTTTCAAATGTCTTTATATTAGTATTTGTAGGATTTACACCATACCAATAAGTATCATCAACTATACTTGACATCTTTTTATGAAACGTTAGTATTGCCTTTATTCTTTCTTGTAAACTCCAGAGTATTGCACTTTTCTCATAATGAAATATATTACTTAAATTTATAAACGTACTAACATTGTCTACTACCTTAAGTGGATCCCAACTCTTTTCATCAAATAAGTCAAGTGGTATAACATTCATATTATTTTTTTCATTATTCCACCATTCTAAAAATGGTTTACCTAAAGAATCTATATACTCACTTATTGTATCGAGATCATTTCTTGCTATATAGTGTGTCCAATAGAATCTATCTTCTTCTAAATGTAAAAAGTTATCTTCAACAAACTTTTTATAATTTTTTCCATCCCACTCATTAATAAATGTTCGAGCCCAATCTAATGCTACAAGATTATTATCAAAAATAATAGGACGGGCGTTAAAATAATAACCTAGTAAAAAGAAAAGTTGGCCCGCGGCTGGTGTAATTACCTGTTCAAAATTGCGGCCTTTTACTAGAAACTTTTCTTTACGATAGTTTTCAGTATTAGCAACAAAAACTTTGGTATCATCTAATTTACTGAACACTTCTGCTTTATTGGCGCTTGCAGGAACTAATTGTACTTCTTTACCTAATGCTTCACCAACACTATAGGCTTCTTCTTCGTTATTGACTGAACAACAGTACTCGCCATTTGAGGAATATATGATATATTCATATTCTAATTTGTTTAGTGCTAATTGTTTAACTAATGGGTCTTTAATTGATCCATCATCATAGAAAGCATATAATTTAGGCATTATCCATAAGCTCGGGCGGACATTCATCACTAACCATTAGTAATTCTTCATTATCTAATTGAAATAATTTGTCCTCTAAATCATCAATCTTTACACCGTTGCTCCAACGTCCGTGTGCAACAAGTACATAATCTCCTTCTTTGACTATATCAATGTCTGCACCTAACGTATAAATTTTAAACCAACGTGGTCTGATTGCTCCCGATGTTGCATCTTTATCTTGCATAATAATACCACCTGAGGTTTTACGAAAGCCGTCTGGTTTGTCAACCATAATGGCTAAAATTTTACCTGGTAATGCTTTAATCTTCATCTGTTACTTCCTCAATTTCCATACTTCCATCAGAGAATTCTACCTCAATATATTTTGATCCGTCTTCTCTTGTTCGTTGCCTACGGCTAAGTTCAATAACCACTTCTGGCTCTGTTTTTACAGGCTCTGGAGCAGGCTTTGGTTTAGCGGCTGGCTTTGGTTTAGGTTTCTCTACTGGTTCTTCTACTACAGGTTCTGCAGTTGCGATTTTTTCATCTTCAATATCAGTTTTAATACTAACAGTTTCTGTAGAACCTACTACAGTATCTTTATAGTATTCTTTACTAATTTCCTCTCGAGCTACCTTGACATTTCCTCTGCTGTCAATAATATCACCTTTTGCGTTTACAGGAACATTACTAACCGCACGTTCGTTTTCGTGCTTTTGTACTAGGGCACTCATGTTCAAAGTTTTGCCCCTTGCAGTTTTTACTGTTTTCATTTTAGAAACTCCTTAATATCAAGTTCATATTTAATACTATCAATACGATGTACGCCTAATAGATACAGGCAGTAACTTGCAACACTACTACCTCTGCCTACACCTAGTACAATATCATTATCGTTACATACATCCACTAAGTATCTTAGAAACTTTAATACAATTAACATACCGCGTTCTTTAAACATTGTAAGTTCTGTCAGTACTCTATGTTTCTGTTCCTCAGTTTTGCACATACCTAACAAATGCTCAATGATATCTATATCATTATACTCTTGTGGCATATGCCAATTATTGATACATTCCTCGACATAGTTTTCATTGTTGTTCTCATATAATGCTTCGATTGTTTCATCGATATCATACTTCGAACACCAATTATTATATATATTTATCGGCTCTGGGTTATTAAACACACCGCTACTAATAACAGTATCCTTTAACCAAGAGTCAATTACATCCTGATCATCAAGTATCATTTGGTTGTTCTGGTTTAGGTTCACCAATTATTAACCCCTCTCCTTCTTCCCAGTCTGGATCATCAAGTCCCATTTTCTCTCTTTCCAATAGTTCTTGTTTACGCATCCTGAGCAGATTGATATAGTTATTAATTTGTGTTTGAATAGATTCACTCATAGATCTTGCCGCAATAGTTTTCTTTAGCAACTCTTTCTCAAATTCAAACACTTCTTCAATGTTCATTTGTTCTAATGACTTTCCCTTGTATTGTGGATCCATTACTCTCTGTTTCCTAATAGTGCTAGTAGGAATTGGAATAGATTAACAAAGTCTAAGTATAAACTAAGCGCCATTCTAACACCATACTTATCAGCAGTCTGCATATCAGGAGCAGACAAGAACATATTCTTTGCAGTCTGAGTATCCCATGCTGTCATACCAACAAAAATAAGTACGCCAATAATACTAATAGCAAAATGCATTGCAGGTGATTGCATAAAGATATTAACAATCATTGCAATAATAATACCTATTATTCCTATTATAAGAAAGGATCCCATTTTTGTCAAGTCTGCTTTTGTACTATAACCATATATACTAGCGGCCGCAAATGTGGCACTTGTAATAAAGAATACTTTAGTAATACTCATTGCCGTGTATGCAATAAAAATAGTACTCATACTCACACCCATTACACATACAAATGCATAATAAAATAGTGTGATGGTTCTCAAATCCCAATCACGTCCTGCAAAACTATACCATAAAATCATACCAAGGGGTGCAAACATGAATAGATATAACATTGCTCCCATGCTATAAACCAAACCTGTACTATATACAAAGAATGCAACAAGACCACTTAATGCTAGTCCTGATGCAGTATGATTATACATGTTTAACATAAATTTTCGCAGGCCTTCATCATACATTTTACCTGCTAATGCGGCGTTTGTCCAATCCATTGCCATTATAAATCTCCTTCTTTTCTATTTTCAGAATAGTGTACGTCAAACTCTCCACCAGGATATCTAGATTTAAGTTTGTTTACATTTTCTGCTATTACTTCATTAGGGTTTAGGTTTAATGCTCTACAAGCATTAATCCAGTACCACATAATATCGCCAAGTTCTCGTTTGGCATGAAACTGTGTTTCTTCGTCAAGTGGTTTGCCTTGAAAGATACACTTCTTTACAATTTCCATAAATTCGCCGCCTTCAGCACTAATACCAACTGCACCAGTTAGTAACAGACTAATGTTTACTCCTGAGCTTTCTAAGTTATACATTGCTTCGGTTGCTTTTGTAATATCATTTGACTGATCGCTAGTTACTTCTTCTACAAAATTCATATATGAATTTAAATCTACTTGCTTACTCAATTTTTTCTCCTGTAAGGCTTCTTTAAACACCGCACGGTATTTTTTATTTCGCCTCGTGTTACCTGTTCCCATGTTTCCTCTTAATTATACAAATAAACTACTTACCGACTCTTCATTGGTAATTCTACGAATTGCTTCTCCAACTAATGGAGCAATACTTACTTGTCTAGTTTTTTTACAACCCTTTGGACAATGATCACTGATTGTATCCGTAATAACAAGTTCGTCTAGCACTGACTTTTCTACCTTTTGGCATGCATCATTGCTTAAAATTCCGTGTGTAATATATGCACGAACACTCAAAGCACCTTGATCCATAATCGCTTGAGCGGCTTTACACAATGTACCTCCACTATCAACCATATCATCTACCAGTACTGCATGTTTACCTGAAACATCACCAATAAGTGCCATTACTTCGCTTTCACCAGCACGTGGCCTGCGTTTATCAACAATAGCAATATCTCCGTGAAACATATCTGCAAACTTACGAGCTCTTACTGCACCACCCGCATCAGGTGATACAAATACTGTACTTGCTTGTTCTATTTCTGGATCATCTATGTATCCGATTGATGTTTTAATGTCTTTTGCAAATACTAATCTACTAGTTAGATCATCTACAGGAATATCAAAGAAACCCTGTATCTGCCCTGCGTGTAGATCCATTGTCAACACTCTATCACAACCAGCGGCTGTTAGTAGATTAGCAACAAGTTTGGCAGTAATTGGAGTACGTGAAGCACTCTTCCTGTCCTGTCGTGCATATCCAAAATATGGAATAACTGCCGTAATACGTCTTGCACTGCTACGTTTGGCCGCATCAATCATAATCAACTGTTCCATTAGATTATCATTGACTGGTGTGCTAGTACTTTGAATAATAAAAACATCTTCGCCGCGAATGTTTTCTAAAAATTCTACACTACATTCGCCATCTGCGAATTTACTAATATTTGCTGGCACAATCTCAGCAAAACAGTATCCAGCAATTGCGTCTGCTAAAGGACGATTGCTATTACCGGCAATGATCTTCATCTTCAAGGTGTCTCCACTTCTGGTTAGTTATGTTATTGTTTTTATTATACATTATTGGTTCGATAAGTCAAGTAGTTTTTTGCCTAAATTGCTATTCATTATATATTCATTAAATAGTATCTCATTGCCTTCTTGAGTTAAATGCATTGTATCATCTGTTAATTTTGCATAACCATCCATGCCTCTAGTATCAATAAACCATTCCCTAACACCGTTATCTAAACCAATATTATTGAAAGGTATATTGTACTTAGACATCCATTGGTTAATTGTTTTCTTAGTAACATTATTGTAATTAAAGTAATATATTGGTTTTCGTTGTGATTCTTCATGTATATATGAGAGTACTGTAGCGGCTTGCAGTATAGCATTACTTCCATTTCCATTTCCATTTTCAGGAAACTTTGCTTTTTGAAAACTGTGTGTTATATTGCTATTTCCTAAATTTTTTCTTGTTACTGAATCCATATGTAAAATTGCAAAATCAGATTTTATTTCCATACGAATCAAATTTTCTAGCATCTCATGTTCTCTAAATGGATCAAATAATGTAAATGTATTTTCAATGGGTAGATACCACCTGTTCCAACCTGAAAATTGAAAAATGTATAGATCAAAATCTATATCCATCATTTTATCTGCATATATGTACATCATTTGGTTCCATAATTGTCCCATACCACCTTTAGAAAAATTATAAAACTTTATATCTGGGAACCTTTTGGCCATCAATTTGACCCAAATGCCTTGTTTGTTTTCTACAAAATTTGAAGTGTGAGAGTTATCAGTTACTATAGGCTTGTAATATTGGCCGCGCCAATCACTATGACTGCATCCAAAGATTGCAACCTTTTTCATATTAGTCCCAATTTCCTAAATCAGGTGGCATATTAGCATCAATATAATCCATATCAAAATTAATACTTTCACCACAACCACAACTACTAGAAGCGGCAGGAGTTTGAACTTCAAGGACAGTACCAAATACATCTTTTTTAAGGTCAACCGTCGATCCAAATAGATACATAAGACTCATATTGTCAACATAAAAGTTTTGTTCTTCAGATATTTTAATTACTTCTGCATCAGTAGGTGCTTCATCCAATAATTGCCAATCATAACTAAAGCCAGCACAGCCACCGCCTTTAACGCCCAGCATGATGTATTTGTTTTGTGTTTCCATAATAGATAGCAGATGCTTGCCTGCTTCTTCAGTAACGTTTATCATTACATTCCCCTCATATATTATTTATTTGACTAAACTCGTGTTTAATATTATCTTTCCACTGGATTAATATATCATGTTCTGGAAAAATAAAATAATGATTTGTGTTTTTTAATTTTGTTGCTAAGTATGCCCATAAATCATGACTACTAGGTGTATACCTTGAAGTAATAGTATCTAGTATCGCTGGGTATTTATCTGATACAGAGCGCCATTGTGTAAATGCTTCTTTATTCATTAACCAAAAATGGTCAGGCCAAACTAGATTTCCATTTTCAACAAATGCATTATGAGAAAATTGCACACCACATTTTTGATTGAATCTATCCCTATGATAAGTCCATACTTTTCTAGCACTACTAGGATTACTACATAAATTATCCCATCGCCACCTTATATAAACATCATATGATTCTTCAACAAGTTTAAAACTTTCCATTGCACTCCACGTTTGTCCGTAAACTGCTCTAGCAAAATTTTTAACATAGTCTGTATCAAATGTATCTTTAAAAAAATTTGCTTTTGTATTATACTCGTTTGATTGTATTTTTGGAAAACGAAAAATATCTTCTTCGATCCATTTATCTATTACGTTTTGATCTTGTATTTTACATTCTTTAAATGTATGTGCATTTTTAGGAGTACCACAGTGATTCCAGGTATGTCCATAAAAGTCTATCTCAGCATTTGGTCCGAACCACAATCTTAAGGATTCTAGATAGTCTGGTTGGTATGTTCTGAGTTCACCTGATATACAAACTGCTACTCTCATTATTCTAATTCATCACATGAAAAGATTTTGAGATACTCAATTTCTGGTTGGTTTAGATATCGTAAATTAATTATTGACGCAAACCCTTCTACAGTGGCTCCTGTTTGTTCAACAAGTCTCTTAGTTGCTAAAGCACTGCCACCAGTAGCAATTAAATCATCTGCAATTAGCACATGACTTGTATGACCTAGTATACCTTCTTGAAGTGTTAATGTATCAGTTCCGTATTCTAATTCGTATGATTCTTCTAATAGTTTACCTGGATACTTTGCGCCTTTTTTACGCACCATAACAAACGGCTTTAAAAGTTCACTTGCTAATGCCTGCCCTACTACAAAACCACGACTTTCAATACCAACAATATGTGTAACATGTTTTTCAAAAACGTCGCCATATTCTAATGCACTGCACCAGTCTGAAACAATCGCACCCCATACTTCACTAGCAAATAAACTGTTTAAGTCATAAAATTCTATTCCTTCTTTAGGATAATCTGGAACAGTTCTAATATAATCTGTAACTTTATACTTCATCTTTTGTCTCCACATGAATTCCTTTGACCCAATGATACCATTCACGCCACTTGCGTTTAGCACTGACGTGTGTAGGATCCTTTGCCCAATCTTCAACATCTTCTTTACTACGCCATGTAGTAATAGTGATCTCTATATCACCAATTTCTTCACTTTCCAAACTAATGAAACCAGGATGTTCTTCACCAAGTTTTCTTACTTTGGTAACATACTCTTTATATTCGTCATTGAATTCTTTAATTTTAGCAATAAAAAATACCTTAATCGCCATCGTTTGCCTCTTTATATATGAATACCTTGCTACAATAATAACATACACCAATTTTTTCTTTTGTTACTTTGATAGTGAACAATGGGTGAGTATCGTCAGGACAAGGAAAACTTCCAACTTTGTCTACATAATTTTTTTCTTTTTTACCCCAGAGCTCTTTTCTATTCTCTTCTTTTTCTTCTGGTGTTTTGAATAACTTCATTAATCTCCCTTTCCAGGGTTTTCACTAAGTTCTGGTAATTTACTAGGGCCATCGTATCCTTCTTTAGGATTAAATTTATCTGCATCGGGTAACGGTTCACGTTGTTGTGTTATATTAGGCCAAATCTCACTATATTTTCTATTGAGTTCTACCCAATCCGTATCTTCCCCACCGAGTTTTAAATCTGGTAGAATTGCGCCTGCCGGACATTCTGGCTCACAAACACCACAATCAATACATTCATCTGGATTAATTACCAAAAAGTTTTCGCCCTCATAAAAACAATCTACAGGACATACACTAACACAATCAGTATATTTGCATTTGATACAGGCATCATTGACAATAAATGTCATTTACATTCTCCATTTTATATTAAATCTTTTCATTAACTCTTCTTGTTGCTGTTTATAGTCTAACAATCGACTTTTAAATAACTTTTTTAAATCTTGATCTTTGTTATTATACATGTTAAAAATTTTATCTATTTCAGAATCTAAAACATCTATAAACAAATCTTGATACCTACATTGTATAACATTACTACCTTGTTGTTCAAACTTTCTATATATTGTTAGATAAGTCTGTGCCACTGCTTTTCTATATTCACTTTTGAATCTTTGGAATTTGTATTTTTCTAAGTTAACAACTTGCCTATTATGCTTATATAGTGCAAGCATATAAGTAAATCCAGTATCAATAGTATTGGTAATAATAATTACTTTTGTATTCTTGTACTTATTTAATATTACTTGTTCTGCTTTTTCCTTAGTGACTGCATCAACTTTAAACATTATGTTTACTCCTGAATCATCTTCTGTTTCAAAGATGTTATAATAATGATAAGGCATAACATGTTGTTTATCATGATGATGATATTCGTATCTATCATCTACCCAGGCATCGTCGCCACCGTAAAAGACTTTGTTTAGCAAACCACAAAAGAAATTGCCACCTAAACCTAAATCAAAAAATACTAAAGTATCTACTCCCATACACCTAGCATCATTTTTACATCTTCTGACATTTTGTCTGGGCCGAAAGGAGGATCAAACGTAATGTCTACATCGCATGTTTCTATTCCATCAACCGCACAAACTGCACCGTGTACATCAGCGATTATCTCATCTGCCGCTGGACAAAAGGCACTTGTTAAAGTCATTACAATATCACAATGTGTTTCTTTTAAATTTATTTCGTATATTAATCCTAGATCATATACGTTAATACTTATTTCTGGATCAAAAACTTGTCTTAAATTTTCAACAATACTATCTTGCATCTAAGATTTTTCCTATTCTATCAATTATTGTATTTGCCATTAATGCATGGCCCTCGGCGTTAAAGTGTTCGCATTCACAGTGATATTCTGATCCTAGTTTTGCTTCTTTTTCCATTTCCCATTGGTACTCTGGAAATTTTGTATCATAGAATAAGTTATTCTCTACAACATCAGGAATTGTCTTACAAATATACAACCATGTTTGCTTATGCCATTTACCTCGCATAGTCCACCATCTAAGAGGAACATTAGTAGACATTACCATCGCTCTAGCCAACAATAATAAATCATATGTTGTTTTAGAACTTTGGCGTTCCATAATTATTTTGTTTTTTATGTATTCGTATATGTTATCTAATTCTAAATTACTTATTGGATCACTTCCAAAACTGTGTGTTGACGTATCAATCATATCTCTCAAATACTTTTTACCATTTTCACTTAGCATCTTCTTAGAACTGTATTGTCTATGTACCATTTCTAGCCAAGTTTCAATTCTTATATTTGAATTTGGTTTATTCTTTTCATAATCTTTCCCCCTAAATATAGGAGAAAATACTTTTTTATTATCTATTGAAGGTTCTAACATATCCATTGATAGCCTACCCTCTAATTGATTGCGTATTTCTGCTGATACAAATACACATTTATCCATGTAACCGTATGTGATCCAGTCTTGTAATACATGTAGTATTTGATAATTATCTGTTCCAGGTATTCCTAAATTAACTATAGGATATCCAAGTGTTTCACCAACAATACTTGGATAAGTATTTTCATAGTTTATTATCTTGTTGTCGCCAATTTGACAAGAGCCATATGTATGGCTTGATCCTAAGAATAATATATAGGGCTGATTGGGAATATCTATGGAGTTGCTATCAAAGTACATAGTAAAATAATAAAAAATGTTAGGGACAATAGTCTTAGACTAAAAACTAAAGTTTTACCTACTACTGTAGGAAAAAATAAAAGCATTACTAATAAGAATAGAACAAAAGCCATACTATTATAGTAATACACATCTATTTAAATGTCAAGGAAAAATTGGGTGGCAATACCACCCAATTTAGTGTTTCTTAAACTTCACCTGCAGAAATCTGTGCTTCTGTAAAGATGTCACCAAAGTCAGCATCTTTTGTGCTAACATGTTGGTTGTGTTGTGCAACATCATCATAATCAATTGTACGAATAACACTGATACCATCGCTATCCATTTCTAGACTTGCAGGAACAACACTATGACCTGTGCCAACAGGACCATGTGAAATCTTCCAATCGTCTACATTTGACCATGTAGTTCCCTCTGGAACTGCAACAGGTGTTACTTTTGTTACTACTCTGTATGCCATAATCTGAACTCCTTCAAAACGTTTTGACTTCTATGTCTGATTCATCAAATACTTTTGTATACATATCTTCTGGTCTATTTGCTAAATGTCGATTCATATCATCTTCATTAGCATAAACTAGAGTCCTTGTAACACTGTATCCATCGTTGTTTAATTGTAACTCCGCATCAACTAGTATTTTAGCATTAGTTCCAATTGGTCCCCAAGTTTCAAGCCATTGTGAGATATTTCTCCACGTTCCGACTCCCTGCTTTGGTGTGACAACACTCTTATGAGATACATACATATTTAAATCCTCAATACTATTTACCTAATTTAACTCATTCCATAAGTCAATGGCATGTGATCTCCACAATATCTTATAATCTAAAAAATTTTTACCTTCACTCCAACGCAAGAACTTAAAAGGAGCATAGCATGTAACATAATGCCAATGCCATTCTCTATCCATTTCCTGTGTCTTTAAACATTCTTTTGCAGTTTTAGGAAATACAGGATATGATTCATAATATGGATCCACATCTTTTAATTTTATAAAACGTTCAAAAGACATTGGGTCTCCAATTTGATACGCATTATCAGGAATTTTAAATCCATAACCTTTTCTATGATTACTAAAATGCATATAAATGGATTCTATATATTCTTGTCCTTCAAGCCACATGGCAGCCGCCCTGCCACTGCCTGGGTGTATTCTATATCTATCATACCAGGGTTCGTGTAACACCTGTGTTCTAAAATGAAGATTGTCATTTCTTATTTCATTCCGTAACATATGTATTTTACTGCCATCCTCTAGAATCTCTCTATTAGGCATACTATTATCTGTTACTTCGCTTTCGGCAAAAGCAAGTACTTCTTCGAACGGAATTTTTTTGTATTTTGCGAATAAATTATTAACGTATTCTTCTGGGTGTGTTATGTCTTCAAAGGAAAGTTGTGTGATAAAAACTTGGCCTTGGAATTCATGATGTGTTTTCCACCATCTGCTTAGTAAAGATTTCTGATACATTAACGTGCCAACTTACTCCTGGATGACTATTGTCAGAACCATAACTATTCATAAGTCTATGGTCAATATCATCTACATTCATTTGAAATAATTTTACATTATTGTTAGTACAATAGTTTTCCAACAACAATTTATTTTTGCTTATATTGTACTTATCCCATTCAGAATTTTGTAATTCTAGGTGTGCTTCTTCCCATTTAAACTTTACATCATCTGCCTTAAAACGTAGTACATTACCATCTTCGTCAATCCATTCCCTTCTATTAGGAAACGTCCACATAACAAATATTTTATCGGTGTTTGTTTTTGAAATATATTCTATGGCAACTCTACATATGTAATCGTTACTTGCACCTGGTTGTCCATAGTTATGTATGCCAAGTAACTTGGGCCAGGGTATATCAACTCCAGTTCCACTGGTGAAACTACAACCAAATGCGGCCGCACCGGTTGTAGTTATATTTAAGGTTTGTTTTAGTATTAGAGAATCTGCCATCTGTAAAATAAATGCTCTCCAATACGGCTTATCTTCATCATACCTCTATCATGTCTCCAATTAGGATATACATCTACTGTATGATAGTGTGTACTTCCTTCAGTAATATCCGCTAGTGGATATTCTCCATTAGCACCTGCTAGTACAAGTGATGCTATATCTGTCGCTTGAAAGAAAGCATCTGTATCATGCATTTTATCACTTAGTCCATCACAATACCAACTAAATTGGCATCTATGTTTACGTGGATAATAAATCCTTTCACTATCAGATAAATCTGCATGTTGTCTAGTTTTCCAAGACTCTCTTACAGGTCCTTGATAAACAACTTCACATACTGTGTCTGGATAGCGAGGATCAGCAACACGATTCAGTGTAACCATTGCTACTGCATACATACCTGCATAACCATCACTACGAGCTTCATGATACATATTTTCTACTAGACATTTAATATCATCACCTGTAGCATCATAAGGAAGTGTAGCACTAAACAAATAGTCGCCTGGCTTAATTTCCTTATAATCTGGTAGTATACCTGTTGTATCGGCTTGAACAATGGGTGCTGGATAAATTTGAAATCCAACTACCAGTACTATAATTGCAATACTGCCGTTAAGTATAGCACTGATGCCATTTACGAAGTTCTTAAACATATTAAAACCCCTCTCGTATTTACACTTTTTGCTTCGGGGTACTGCCCGTTACAAGGTGCATCTTTTTAATAATACAATCAACATCACTTTCTTTTAGGAAACCTTTTACAGTATCTCCTTCTTCTGTGATGCCTGGTAGTTCAACTTGAGAATTGCCTTTGAAAACTGCAATTTCGTACAATCCCCTATCACCACCATAGGATCCTTTATGCTTCACAATACTAAGATCGTATTTTTTATCAAATGTTAGTACTGCTTGAAACCCTTCAGGCCCCATAAAGCCTGAGTAGGTGTTCCTAAGATCTTTTACCTTCATACCTGCTCTCTCTATTTTTTTCATTTGCACGTCTTTGTGCAAACGATCTTTGTTTTTCACGATTGACTGGATCAAGATGTTCAAAGCCTTTGACTCCATTTTCTCTTGCCCATGCAGCAACCATGTTTATGTCATGCTTCTTTGCCATTTAACCTCCACTGAAATACCAAACCATTATAGCACAAAAGACTATAATGGGAGCATATTGTAAACCTAACTTGATGAAACCAAAAATAATGCCTATTACGACACCAATAGTAACACCAAGCATAATTAAAGCCTGGAGCGCCGTCCAGGCTATATCGTATTCACCACCCATATTAAGCGGCCACCTTACCAATAACCATTGAATTTTGGATCTTGGTTCGCGTCTTACCAAATGGGGTTGCACCAGCATCTACGACTTCCATCGTTTTGCGGTTCATCTTTAAAATGGTGCCTGTTTTAACAAGTCCACCATATTCCCATTGGATAGTATCACCTTTTTTAAGGCCCTGTTTGGCTTTATTGCCAATAAAAGTCATTTGCTTGTTCCAACGATCAGCGATTACATTCAAATCTGCTTGATTGTTAATTTTAGCAAGTGCCTCAAGAACTGCTACCAGCTCTGGGCTCTGACGAATATTAAAATTGGGTACCATAAAAAACTCCTGTTTATCTAACTATACCATTATACTAACACCAATAGCTCTTGGTGTCAACCTATTAGTCCAACCTGGACGACACAACTAACTTAATGCCAGTTAGTTTTTCAAAAATATCTGCATACTTCTGTGCGGCTTGTTCTTTAATATTCACATTCTGCACAAACGTATTACTAGGATTCCACATTTGCAATCCACCATTAGTGTATGACTTTTTAAAGCCAACTTCTTTCAACTGTTTTCCAAGTTTGGTATTTCCTTTAACACCAATTGCACTAACCCATGCAAAGCCACATGGAAAACCATCACCATGAATATCTTCAAGCATCTTCGCTTCTGCGGTTGCTTCTCCAAATGCTACATTGTGTGCTGTCTGAATATCCATCATATTTGATTCCTTCTATGTTTCTAACTATACTATTATAGTACTACCGATATGCCTTACTGTCAACCTTTTTTCTTGCAATAAGGTAAATCTTTTTACCACTCTTTAAAGTCACCAGCATCTTCGTTATCCTGATAACCCTTCATATATTGGTCAATTTCCTCTTGGGACATATCCATCATATAAATTTTTACAGTTCCACCAAAAGGGCCGCCTTGTGGGCCTCCATAATAGTGAGGATTAACACCACGCCCATAATAACTATCAGCGCCACCACGGTCATACGGACTACCATGATGTGTAGGCATAATAGGTGTTTTTGTATCTACAACCGATTCAATATCAATACCAAGAGTTTTCATCTGCACATTTCCTTCCATTTTTCTGCAACACTACGGCTGTGCTTACATTTACCGTGCATTGTCATTCCCATACAATCACAAGTGAAACCTTTTGGAGTCACCTCTACAGTATACTCATTACCATTACTACCTGATATTGGATACTGTAAACCTAAAGCCCAATGATCCTTTAGGTTCATAAAATCTACTGACAAATAACGTGGTCCAAACTTTTTAGACACTATACTCGCTCCAATATTCGTTCCACATTTCACTAACACCTTCCTCAACATCTGTGACGTCTAGAAAGGGAGCCATGTTCCTAGCAAGTATTACAGCCTTTTCACTTGCTTCAGTCCAATGCTCTGCTTCTTTAATAAACTCTGTAACAATGTTCCAGAAGTTTTCTTCAATATCCATAATGTAACTTGACATTCCCATTTAATACTCCTTAGTTTGAATAATATAAATCAGCAATACCTAAACATTCCTCGAAACATGCTTCACCTAAAGCCATAGGATTTTGTTCCATTAGTTCTGCTAATTGACCATCATCTAGTTTTTTACCATTATACTTGAACTCAGCACTATCGATATAAGCATCACAAAAATCTGGATAATCCTTCATATCAATACCATCAATCTCAACATTAACAACTTCTAAATCATTTAACTTAAATTTTACTGACATATATATACTCCTTTAAATTTCTATTATACTTTATTGTAAGGCATCTTATCGCAAAAGTCAAGAAAAAAATGCATAAAAAAACTATGCATTTTCAATAGGTTATTATTTTTTTACTAAATTTTTATTACTAAATTAGATTGACTAAACATTTCATGTGTTTTAGGTGTACCAATACCTGTAATTACCATCGTACTACGTGGCGTGACGCCTGCATTGGCTGTACAATGTGGTACATTTACATGATCCCATGTATAAATTTCGCCTGCTCTATACTTTGTAAGTATTTCATTACCATATTGTACAAAGTGTCCAAACTCGTAATCGTGTAGGAATATCATAAAGCGGAATATATTACTTAATGGTTCATCTACACTCCATTTTTGCAGTCTATCAACATGGGCTGTCCATGTTTGTCCTGGTACTTGTACATGTACACGAGTTTGTAATGGTCGATTATTACCATCTACTAAATGTAAAGCATCTGTCATTGCTTGAAAACTTGGATATAGATGAACATCATCTTCTAAACTTGTGATCTCAGTATCTGCTTTACCACCTGCGTTTACAATATCAGCCTCTGTTCTATCAATACCTACACCACCGCGTGGATTGTCTTTAGGATCTCTAGTGCGCCATGTAATTGCTTTTGCGTTCTCTACTGCTTTAGAAAGTTCTTCAGACCAGTCGCCCTCAAACCTACCAACATAACGCATTCTATCTGCTTGTGATGTATATGAAAAAGGATCAAAGTGATAGTTTGATTCCTCCTTACATTTTGTCCAATTGCTTTTTTCCATAATAATATTTATTTAAAATTCAAACAAGTCATTAAATGTTGTTTTTGCTTGAGCTGAATCTAAATCCCAATTAAGTTCACCAAGTAGGTTATCTATCTTTTTAGTAATAATTGCACCTTCCATTGCCTCATCGTCAAACGGAAGTTCCTTAAACCATTCAGGAATACGCAATTCATCTGTAGGATAACCAATGCTAGTAATATTCATTGGGTTGTTTTTAAGTTTGCATACAATTGTTTTCATGCCATCAGTGATATCAATACTATATGCATCACTATTCATTTTCTTTAAACGATTCCAATTAATGGCTGCCATAGCATGTCCAACACCACACTTACCAGTTTTCTCAAACTGTTTAGTTAGGTTAGTTAGATTATTAACACGTTTAGGCGTTCCTTTATGCCAACTAGGTTTGTCCCTAAATTCCTTACGGAATTCAATAATCCTATCTATTACTTCTTTTTCCTCACTGCCAGTCAATACCATCATCAATACTTCACTAAGGAAGTCCTGCATATAATCAGGAGTATCACTACGTTTCAAATCTAAGCCCATTGCTTTAATTTTGCCTGGCTTACCATCAACATCTTCACGTTTGCCTTCTAGATCAAATACTAGAATAGCATAACGTTTCTTTGTAATAAAGATACCTGCTTCACCTACAACTTCTCTACCTGTTGCAATAATTTTGCCCAGTTCATGTGTTGTATGGAATGCAGTATGCATATAATTAGGAAATGTTTGGTTAACTTCCTCGCCTACCGCATCATAATATTGTATGATTGTATCTTTATCCCAATTAATCTCACGTTTTTTAATCTGTTCTTTTAAAACAGGATATGCACTAAAGTAAGTTGAATCTGTATCACCATACACAATTGCTTTCCCCATATGGTCATACTCGCCTGCAATAACTTTATTAAGTTCTGCAGCCATATGTTTAGCAATACAACGGCCTGTAAGGGTCGTACTCTGCCCCAAGCGTTCATCAAAGAACCTACTACCAGGGTTTAACAAAGCACCATACAAACTGTTCAAGTTAATCTTTTTAACTAACTGTCGCTTATCCCAATAAGCAAATTTATCACCACCTTCGTCTCGTGCGGCGCGAGCATTTGCTTGTAATTCTTTACGCTCGTCATACCAACGTTCTAACAGTCCTGGAACAATGCCCTGTTTCTCATATGTAAACAATGTACCGTTAGCAGTAATAATCCATGATTGTCCACTATTAAACACTAAATCATATATCTCAGCACCAGTGGCTTTTATGCTTTCGCCATTTTCAAAATCAAGTGTAAGTAATTCATCAACGTCTCTAGCCATAACCAAATCATATTCCAAACAAGCAAACTTACCATCCCATGCTCTTGGAACATCATTATTAAAACTCTCAATCATTGGACGAGTTAAGGTATGTCTGACCTGTCCAACAATTGTTTCTGTACTCATATTACATGCACGTAGAATACTAGGATACAGACTGTTCAAGTCAACTGAACCAATCCACTTATGCATACCTTTTTTAGGTTTTGCAACATAGGCACCTGCGGCTGATAGTGGCTTTTCGCCATGTCGCTTGTCAGGAACAATAAGTCCTCGTCTATGTGCTTCATTTACAATAGCCATATCCGTAACTGCAACCGCACCCATTGTACGTGGAAGAGTAACTGTGTTACTGTGTGCCAGTACGTTTGCTAAGTCAATAAATTGTAGTTTTTTATCAAGTCTAACTAGTAGATCAACATCTTGCCTATTATATGAAATAAATGTTTCAAAGTCGTTATTGTAAAGTTGATCTAATGTACCCTCATATGCAATCTTACGTTCTTGTAGTTCATATTCACCAATAGCATCTAGACTATAACTATGCATTTCATGATATGTATACTTACGATAAAGTTCCAAATAGTCTAAATGAATACGCCCTTGTAATTCATATGCTTGGTTTTCCTTACCAAACTTAGTTAGTGTACGTTCACGTGGAAATTTTTGCCACAAACAAAACTTACGAGTGTGACTTTTGCTCAATATACGTTCTACACGATTAACCATATACGGAATATCAAACGTTTCACTATTCCAACCACTTAAGATATCAGCATCATCGATTAATTCTAAGAACATATTAAGCAACTCTGCTTCGTCTTTCATAAGCATTGTATCAGGAAACTTATCACAAATTTCCTGTGCCTGTTCTTGTGTAAGAGTTTTAGGAGCAACAGCCAAACAAATAGTTTTCTTTAGCCAACTAAGATGTAATGCAACGGCTGTAATTGCATTAAAGGGATCACTTGGATCAGCAAATCCTAATTCTTTGTTAAAGTCAACCTCAATATCAAAGAAACATAAATTTAGTTCTGGAGCATCCTTTTCTAGATAATTGTCTGCTAGACAGCGGAAAACAGGATCTATATCACTTTCAAATAATTTCTTATGGCCATGTATTTTCTTTTCTGTGTTAAATTTTTTGCTTGTGTTTACTATGACACGTTCTAATTTGTCACCAAAGATACTTGTAAACTTACCTCGAGGATCTTTATAGTACATTGTATAACGTGGAGGATATTCTTTATACACACGTTTACCATTTAGACGTTCTACCACATTAATAATATCACGTTCTCTATCTAAGAATGCATCAATATAGCTCATGGTTGAAGCCTCAAATATTCATCATAAAAATCTGACGCATGTTTATTACGTTTCAGACCTGAAAGTGTTTCTAGCATGTTTAATACTTTTTCCTTATTTTGATATATATCCTGCAAACTTAGATATTTAATAGTGTCATATTTTCTTTCATGATAGGGAGCCTTCACTTCTTTTGACAGCGCCACTATTAGTGAATGCAGTTCTTCCTCGTCCATTTCTTTTGGTATCTTCTCGCTACTAAATCCATATCTAGTTAGATATGGTTTCACAAAATTATAATCAGATTGTCCATAACGGTCCCATTCACCAATGAATACTTTGAACACAATGTTCCGTGCTTGTCTCATTCTGCCCCATTCTTCATTATCATGTACAATTTTAATTATAGTATGATTACCGACTTTTTTCAAGAGAAGATAATCTTTAGAACAATGGGCCTTAATAAACCTTAAAGAAGTACTATTAAGATCAATGTCTTTTAGATTTTCATTGAATATTTCAAAATCTTTAGTTTGGTTTTTCTCCCATTTTCTGTTATTATGACAGGAGCCAGCCTCTTCTATTGATAAGTTTGCATCACCATCCAAGGCTTGTAGTAACGATAAAATAAATTCACCACAACAGCCTTGACGATAATTGACAATTATTTTATTCGTTTCTTCCGACACTTTCTAAAATTGCCTCCAGTTCTTCAAATTCTTCTCTGTTTTTACCTGCTTCTGCTTTATAAGCAATTCGAATTGCTTTGTTAAGAACACTTGGTTTAATTCCAAGCTCTTCAGCAACAGCCTTAACAGTGTCTCTGAGACCTTCTTTTAGTGTGTCGACTTCTTGCGTTACATGAATTCCTTCTTGTACAATACGCTTTAGTTTATCTACATCTTGTGATGAATATGATGGCATAAGTTTCTCCTTACTGCTTTTAGTTTACTTATATTACAACAACTTATATGGGTTGTCAATATAAACCTAATCGTTTTTGTGTTTTTTCTTCAATATCTTGCCAAGGAGCAGTTCTATATTTTTGTTGCTCCTCTAATAATAGTTCAGCGTAACGTAATGCTAAATCATTATTGTTATGTTTGGCAATAAATTTATTTAACAACCACAAAAATACAGAGAGTTTTGTTATTGTTCCTAGTTTATCCCAGTATTCATCAGCGTTAAAGTCAAACAATATACCATTTGCTTTGTTGTATTCATTTAGCCAATGATTACTTGGATCATATAACCATTCATACATTTCTTTGGTATTACTGCTACGCCATAACGAGTCTTGTATAATACGTTGTTTATATAGGTGTGTCCATGCTTGTTGTTGGTCTTCCCATGTATTCATAATCTTGTTGTATTCCCTACGAAGCCAACTGGTAACAAAATGGTGACTGTTATCACCTATGCATGTTGTTATTATGTTAACAGGAAGTTTATGGTGCTCAACTATACTTGATATTTCTAAAAAATTAGGAGCATGTGTGAAAAAAGCAATATTTTTTCCAAGGTTTGCCGCTTGTACACTATCACATAGCGGCATAAGATCATCATATGTAAGTTGTGTGGCGTTTCTAATATTTTTATTATACTTTACACCATCAGGAACATTCCACCAATCATTAATAGTATGTGCAGTACCAAATTTATCACTAATTTCATTTAACCATAAATTGTTATGGCAATAGTTATAATAATCTGGTTCTTGATTTATTAGATAAGTTAAGGCGCTCGCGTTTATAGCACTACGAGTGCAAACTAATGTTATATGATTCATTTTTCTAATTTTTTGAGTCGTTCTTCTAGTTCGTCAATTTTAGCAGTAATTTTTGGATACTTCACACGCCATGCATTTGGATCATCCTGTAACCAAGTCCAACCCCAACGTATTGCCAGGTATTCACAGATTTCGTCAAACCTTGCTACTGCCCATGTTGCCATTCTTGTGTCTTTAAACCAAAACAAGAAAGCGGCACCAAACAATGACCCTGCTATTGCTGTGTAAATCCAAAGCCTATCAGTGGCCATTCTTTCAATCATTTCCCACATTGTTTTTCCTATTCCATCTTAAACCCAATGCGACCTTTTTGTCCTGTCGCAAAGTATGTTTTATTTTTTAGTTGGGGAGCACCGCTAAACACTGCTGGAAACTTAGTTGAATAGTCAAGTGTTACAGAATCTCCTGACTGGACTCCTTTGGTTGCTATTACTACATAATTGTTATTATTAAGTGCTGCAATCATCGCTTGTTTAAATTCTTCATCATTGTTTACTAAAGGTATTACTGCATTCATAATCGCTGTTAATGCATGCCAGAATACACGATAATCACTGCGTTCAAATGTACCTTTTTGTACGCCTTGTGCCTTTGTCATTGATATTAGTTTTTCTGTGCCTAAATCGTTTATGTCCTTACTAGTTTTTGTTAGATTGTCCATTGCTATGATGTCGTTATCATCAATTATGCCAAACTCTTTTGCTACACGAAGCGGGCCGTTAACAGAGGATAATGTACCTAGCATTTCAATTATATTAGTTCCACGTGGGAAATCGCTACGCATTTCATCTGTAATTTGTTTAGCCACACCACTTAAACTACTAGCGGCGCCGCCTGCCGTGCTAATTTTACTGCTAACCTCAATACGTTGTCCATCAGGTGTTTTAATAATGCTATCTATTAATTCCATTGCAGTATCCTGAGGAAACGCTACTCTACTTCCTTTAAGGCTTTGTAATCCAAATGCTTGAAGCATTTTAGGTGTGTCACCTCCTTGGAAGTTACCGTCTATGAGCGCCATTGGTCCTAAGTACTCGCCCCCATACTTCTGCAAAACATTATAATATTGTCCTGCGCCTTCAATTGGTGCAACTCGTCCGCTACGAGCTAATTTAATTGCTTGATCCATTACTCCAATTAAAGATTCATACGGTGTGCCTTTAACTTGGTTGGCAAGGCCTGCCATAACTGTTGATGCGGCTGCATCGGTTGTTCTATAACTGTCGTCTGTAATTAAATCACTTGGCTTAATAGGTATTGTTTCTTGTGCTTTTCCTTTAGTGTATTGGTAACCTTTAAGTGTTTTCCAAAGTCCGTGTACTCCTTTATCTGGAATCCCTTTCAGGAAGCGTACCCAATATTGCGGCTTATTATTTTTATCAATCAAAGTAGCAATAATTGCCGCTCTTGAGCTACTCTGTGGATCGTTGTCATTAATGCGAGCGTTTTCATCTTTAATAGAATTTTTAATAGCCGCTTCAAGTTCTTCAAAACTTTCATAGCCGCTTGCCCCATCAGGTAATACGTCTATATTTTGAATAGTCAAAATATCATCTGGGTCAACATCACTAACGTATTGTTCACCTGGTGCTCTGGCTGTAACACCTCTACTTTCATATAAAAACTGTTCTGCTCTCATTTATCTTCTTCTTACTGTTTTCCATACTTCTTGTGCAGGTACACGAATCATTCTCTTATTTGTTTCATTCGTATTTGGATTAGGAATAGTAACCATTACCTTTTTACCACGCATATATGCTAGTAATTGATTATGATCTCTTAATGGACCTGCCATGTATTCTCGTCTTAATTCTTTAGAAATTCTACGTCCTAATCTATTAGGATTTTGATGTGTAGTTCCTTTGCTAGTTTGTGTAGCTCTTGATCTTTTTTTACCCATTGCTATCTCCTACCATATCAAATAGTGCAGGACCATATGTCCCGCCAGCCCATGCTAGTACAACTACCGTTAATACTCCATAAACTAACCATTTCATTTTAAAATCATCAACGGTCATCTTCAGTGCTACTAATTCATTGCCCAAAATTCGGACTGCTATTTCGAGTTTACCTGTGTCGTCTTCTTTTGCCATGGTTTTCTCCTTTGCTTATAATGTATTTATTTAAAACTTTGTGTTCTTATTATTTTCTTTAGGTTATCGTCTACCTTAATCTCATCGACTTTCTTTAACCTAAAACGTGGAATATGACTCCATGTTTGTTTTACTTTATCTTCGTACATGTTTCCTGTATAGTGTAGTATACAATTAACTCCTACTTGTTGGCATAACGATAAATCAGCACCATATTCTACTGCTGATTTTTCTATTTGTTCTGGATAAACTCGTTCAGTATTTTGTTTGAACATATTATGTTTACGCCCTTTAAGTTTAAATCTATCTAAGGTACCTTCAACTAAGTCATTACTATGCCAGTATTCATTCTGTGTACTCCACTTAGCAACAATACAATCATCTTCTATTTTTAAACTTATTCCTTTTGGCAATAATGAACTACTATATTCATTTTCATATTCACTAATTAACCAAGCCGGAGGAACTTCACTACTTCCATATACGTTGTAAACTTTATTCGCACCGTGTGTACGCAATTCTTCCATACTGCCTTTAGGCGTAAAATCACTACCAATGATGAGTGTATCAACACTACTATAGTCTAATGTTTCCCATTTAGGATGCTTATGCATTTGTTTCCATAAATTTGGTAGTATTAATGTATGGGTAGGACGTATTGTATGAATACGATTTATATAATCTAATCCTTTGTATGTTTCAATATATAACTCACAATCAAGTTTAACTGCAAGATGTACAGCCAGCGTACTCCATGCAATTCCTTTTGGACTATACAAACTATAAATTTTACTATGTTTATTTAAATTGTAAAGTTCTATATTTCCTTCCACTGCTTCTTCAATAGTTTCTCTGCTATGAGATATACGTTGTGGAAATCCTGTAGTACCACTAGTACTTACATTATAAAAACCGTTTCCGGGTTCGCCATATCCAAAACCAGTGTTATTGTGCCAAGCATGTAACGCTCCTAGCACATTTTCTCTCCAGTCTAATGTATTTGTTGATATGTAGCGTGGGGTTTGTATTGCATCTGCAATAACAGTTGGAGAAAGTTCTTCTCCATCTATATAGATTTTCATTTTACCTCCAATAAAAACCTAGCCTTTTTACTTCTAGGTTAGTATCAGCATCATCTTCATCTGCTTTCCAATTATAACCAGATGACCCCCAACTGTAATGCTGTTCTTGTGCTATGTCTTCCCACACCGGGATAATTTCTACTGCTCCCTTAGGAAAATCATGCCCATGTCTCAAATGCACTTCAATAATCTTACCATCAATCCATTCAACATTAATATGCTGAGCACTGTTTATATCACCTTCTAACCAATTTGGTAAGGATAATTCTTCTGGTATAGGATCTACTTTAACCCATTTATTAAAACGCCATAATTCTTTCTTATCGTTCCATCCTTGACAAGCAAAGATTGGAAATATCTCTCCTTTTTTAAACGTGTAGTCAACGCTAATGTGATCACCTTCAAAGCACTCACACCAAAAATACGAGGGATCTGTAATCTTATCACCCTTTTTAAGTGTTTCAATACGAGCTCCAATGCCCATACCACTTAAATTCATAATAGGTCTTATAATATAATTTCCATCATGTGGTACAGGAACCACACTTGGGCCGCATACATAGCCTAGTTTCTCTGATAATTGTAATTTATTATAAACCCAATGGGCACCCGGAAGGCCCTTATAGGCATCTTCATCATTTTTAAATATCGCCATAAAATATTACTTTACACAATTTTCACAACGACAATGTTCACAAACTTTTATTTGATAAGGTTCGTCATCTGTGCCGTAGTCTTTCTCCTCTCTCCAAAGAGGAGTACCACAATGGCTATAATGTCCACAATTTTTACAACTAGTTGGTTTATAATCTAGTTGCCCTGCCATTATTTTTTGCCTTTAGTTGATACGTTCTTTGCCTTACCGCGCCTGTTTGCGTTTGGATCTTCTCTACGCTTTCTGCGAGCTGAACTAGCTCTTCCCTTTTTTCCAAGAGCATGTGCTTTCTTTTGTGGTAAACATTTTGGTTTACCCTCTTTACTAGAACCTCTAGCACAAGGACCATCAATTTTACCATCCGGGCCAAAGCGAACCCATTTTTGTTTAAACCATTTGCGTAAATCTTCACTTACACCTGTATCGTAAATTGCCCACTGTACAGGATAGTCTTCGTCTCCGCTAAAACCAGTATCAATAGGTTCACTACCCATTTCCTTGTTCCAGCCGTCGATTACTTCATCATATACGTCTTCGTAGGCATTTAATTTGCGACGGTCACCATCTGGTAGTTCACAGCGTTCTGCGGCATCTTGTTGACACCAATCTGAAAACCCTTCGTACTTTAGTACATATTGACCACTACGTTCTTCACCTACATCATCAGCATTTAAGTCGTCAATGATGTTATACAATTTATCAACGTCTTCACTAATAATATTGACAACTTCATTAATACGCATTACTTTTTACTCTTGTTGCCCCAGTTCTTAGCACCAACTTTACGGCACTTGGATAAAGCGCCACTTGCATATGCACTTGGCCAAACTTTGTATCTGCTTTTCACCTTATGATAACAAGCATCTTTTTCGCCTGCCGCTTCATCAAACTCTGCTTCTGTAATTTTAAGTTTATCGTATTTCATAATAAAATCCTATATGAGTTCGAACACTTTTTTCATTAATGACATAAATGACCCACGCTGTTCTGCTCTTTGTGCCATTTTTGCTTTATTATCATCATTAACTTTATTGTAAACTTTCATAAATGCACTTGCTGTATATAAATCAACTTTTGCTTTTCCATCTACAAATTTAACTTCTTGTGCTTGTTTTTGGTCAACTATACGTTCTAGAGCTCCTATAATTTGTGCTCCGTCGATACGGCCTTCTTCTAATTCATCATCATCAATAGGTCCAGCATGGTCTTTACAATCACTACAAATACCTAGTCCGTCATTATAATTAAGTAACGGTGCATCACAACATTCACTATTAGGACCGTCATAGCGACCTTCTTCAATTGCTAGATGTGCATCAATACCTGCTGTACTCTTTAGTCCCCAATGTTCTGCTGCCTTTTTAGCGGCGCCGTATGTTGTAGATGCATGACATTCATACTTGCCCTTTTTAGCATGTACACAAACATATGGTTTTTCACCATCAGCAGCTTCGGCGTGCATAGCCGCCATGTGTGCTTTATACTTCTTTGTGCCTTTTTTGTGTGGACTGTGACCTTCTTTGGCTGCTTCGCGTTCCTTCTTTTTACGCTCTAGTTCTTTTTTTAATTCTTCTTCAGAATTCGCTTTTGCCATTGCCGCAGATCTTTGTGTAAGTTTATCTCTTCCATCAAAATAGGATCTATTGCGTAAATGACTAATACCTCTACCTCTGATTATTGCTTCTTCTATAGCATCTATTAAATCTTGATATCTCATTTTGCACCTTTAGTCATTGCTTTTTTTCTTATTGTAGCATAGTATACAGATTTCCAATCTGAACCATATTGCTTTTTCATATTCTTTTTCATATCACTATCGTCATATTTGTCTTTAAGCCTATCCTCTTTGGACTTTTCAGAGCCTGTCATTTTACGCTCAGTGACCTCAGAGATACGCATTACTTTGCCTTTTTAACTGCTTTTTGTTTAACAGCCTTAAAAAATTCTGTTGCTTCCATACTTAATTTACTATCAACAGTTTCTCCTACATACTTGCCTTTTTTCATTGAATTAATAACAAGTTTCGCTTCGTCCATTGTAAGTCCTGCTTTTTTAACTGCTTCAACAGGAGAACGAGATGCAAAACTAGCACCCAATTCAATAAACTCTGCACTAAGCGATGCCGCTTTATTCCACATATCCATTGGCCATTCAATAAACTTAGGGTTGTTTCTATCTAAAGAATCCTGAATATCATGTCCCATTGCAATAAATGGTTTATGTTCATCCTTAATTTCATGATTGCTATAAGTTTTATCACCTTCAATAACAGAATCATTCATTTGTGATTTCTTTCTAGACATTGCCATCTTTGCAATATCAACGCCGCCTCTTGTTCCAGTGTCTCCAGCATCTCCTGCTTTAAAATCAGGAAGTGCAAACGGTGCAGCACCTGTTGCCGCCGCCGTGCCTGCTTTTGCTTTATTCTTTCTACTGCGTAATGCACGTTTCATAACTTGGCCTGTTTTCTTTGCACCACGTTTTACTAATTTTTTTGCAACATTAGTAGCACCTTTACCTGCTAATGACCTAATAATCCAGGGAGCCGCAGCTCTAGCACCAGCAATAGCAAGTGGGATTAACGGAAACGCTTCTTCAATTGCTTTTGCTTCTTCTAAACGTCCTTCTGCTTCTAATTGTGTATAACGTAGCATTTGACCAAAGTCTACATTTTCTGCCATATCAGAAAAAATGCTCTCATCTAATGCTTTCCAATCATCATATGATAAGTACATATCAGTATCCGGATCATAATATTGACCTTCCTTTGGATCATAATATACTACTTTACCGCTTTTAGTAATAATTGGACCTTCTAAATCTTCACGCTCTTGGTATTTTTCTCTATCGATTGGAGGCATGATGGTGTGACCTTCTTCCATATCAGGTTCCATTTCAGGACCCATTTCTTCATCACCGTACTCTGCTTCTACATTATGATATTCAGTGTAACGACGTACTGCATCAATTGCTTCAGCGGATTGTGAAATTTTACTTTGTACCCAAGGTTCCAAATTATCTGTATCACCAATCATTGAGTGTAACTGTATTGCATCTCTAGCAAGGAAATATAATTGTGAACGAGCCATAAAGCCATCGTCATCATTATCATCTAACACGCCTTCTGTTAAATTTTTACCTTTTGCATTATGTATTGCTATAAGAGCACCTTCTATAGCCGCTCTAACGTCAGCAACTTTACTTACGTTACCTGCTGACTCCATTACTGTTTTTTCAAGACTACCGTCTTTTTTTACTACTTTAGCAAAACGTTCCATCTCTGCAATCATTTTGTCAAATGTATTATCAATTTTTTTCTGGCTCATTGTCGTTACCTTTTATTAATACCACGTGATTTAGGCCCGCCTTTTTTGCGTATACCTTCTAAATCTTCTATAGCGTTCATTAACGCTGTGAGTTTTGCAGTGAATACACCATTATTCATTGCATACTCTATAAAATCCCAATCATCATCTTCAGCCTTCTTGGCTAATTCTGCTAATGATTGTGCTATATTTGCTTTTAGTCCTTTCATTGACATACGACCATAACCCTGTATCAATACTTCTGGGTTATTAGGATCTTCTTTGTTCATAGCATGAACACTTTCGTCAGGACCATATCCTTTTGGAGTTACATCAGTTACTGTAAATGAATGTTGTTTTTTATCTGCTACCCAGTTACTTTTACCATCTTTACCTTTTACCCATTTGCCCTTCTTTTTGCTTCCGTCTTTATTAAACATTTTTGCTAGGTGGGGAGGTAAGCCTGCTTCGGTGGCTTCTGGTTTTCTTTTCTTATTTCGACGTAACGGTTCAGTACCAATGCCACCAGATTTAAATCCGTTTCCAGATCCCATACTAGTAGCAAAACTACCTGCTGATATATTCTCACTAAAATCTGAGATTTTCATAACTATACTCCGCTTTATACTGTATTTAGCAAATTTTGTTAATAGTTTTGAGTTACCGACATAAGTTTCATAACGTTTTCCCAAGTCTTAGGGATATTCATAACTAAATGAATACTATTATTAAACCAACTATGTGTACGATGTGTTTTACGAGTATCTACATAGTATGCTTTTCCAGGTGTAATAGGCCATTTACGTCCACTCATTTCCCATTCATATGCATCATGTTGTGTTGCTCTACTTAAGAATGCAACAATACGGAACGTATCTCTTGTTAATTGCGGTTGATCTTTATGGGGAGGAAACCAACCTCCTGCATTTGTTTTAACTAGCATAGTACGTCCCAATGGACTAAAGAAGTCTAATAACTCATGTAAACTTTTTAGGTCGTGATATAAAGACGTCGGAGTATTAAAATCAATTTCTGATAACTTTCTACCATGTCTACGCCTTGCTTCTGGCATACTAAGTCCATCATTATAATCATCTCCAGGCATACCTACCAAACATAAACCTTCTCTATCGTTAGTTACACCTTCACGTCTTAAGTATGGTACCCATTTATCATCATACTCTGATATTTCCTTTTTAAACCAACCCAAATCAAACTCATACTTTAGCGGTTCCCAAACATCCATTGCTTGTAACTGCAATTCGCATTTAATATCTTCTGCGGTAGGTTCAAACTTTTCTTTATTTGAGTCTAACCATTTTTGATAATAGTTGCCTTGCACATTCTGGTTTGATTTTGGTATAAGTTTTAATGGGTTTCCATCCTTATCTACTAAATTTTCATCCATTTATTTCTCCAATATGTTTAATAATATCTCTAGCAATTCGTCTATCTTGTTTCTTACTTGACGTCTTTGCTTTTTGTTTCTTTGCCCTTACATTCTTTTCTAAGTCAGAATCTAATTGACTTAAATGTTTTACTTCTGGGGCGCCTGCCCATACTAACGCATCCTCTTTTGATACGCTATTCATTGGTCCATGTGTTTCTTCGAAGTCACTCTTGTTAATATTTTTTCTCATAAGTTATCTCCAAACCTGTTTTTTGTGCAACACGCAAACTTGCTTCATTAGCAGGATGTATCATACACCAAAGTTTAGTAATACCATGATCTCTTTTTGCCGCATATTTTGCAAGTTTAAGAGCTTCTGTACAAACACCCTTGTTTCTAAAACCTTTTGCTACAACATATGCTGTTTCTCCCGATGACTTTATTTCTAAGGCACCTATTAGTTCTTTATTGTTATTGTATTTAATGCCGTAGGTATGGTAACTTAAAATAAAGTTTAACGCATGATCCATAGTAAAAGGGCATGGGAGCCTGACCCTTAATGCTGTTTCATCATCAATTACTCTTAACAACGCTTGGGCATCATCAGACTTTAGTCTTTCTAATCGCACCATCGGTACCATAACTACTAAACGCTTTCTTTCTCCAATAACTAATATTGCCCCATTCTATTTTGAACTTATCAAAATAGGGCAACGCTAAATGTTTTAACCAGTTTTCATGCTCTGGATTATCTTCTTTCCATATAGAACGTTTATTATATTCTTCTAAAGGCCAGG